TTTATTGCAGATACAGGAAAAAATAAACAGTGGATAGACTAAAAGAAATACGTACTTTCTTTGGTAAACTCTATGGTACATATGGTAGAAAACAAATTACAATGGTACAATCAAAAGCGTATGAATGTACTGAATGCCGACAAATATTCTTAAACAAAAAACAAGGAATAAATCATGAGTGTATTGAGTCCATATCGTAATAACTTATTTGCTTCTAGAGATACTATAGAAGAAGCATTAGACTATTGTACTATGGTAGCTAGTGGATGCGGTGAAAACCATGGCGTAGTCCTTACAGCTATTATGGTATTAATAAATACTGTATGTAAATTAGAAGAAACAAGTGAGTAGCTGGCTCATTATAGCAATAGGTTTTGTATACCTTTATATATCCATAGAACAATTATATAGAGGTAATACAGGAATGGCAATAACTTACTTTGGATATGCCTTCGGTAACGTAGGTTTATATATGTTAGCAAAATGAATATTGAAGAACAAAAAGCTTTTGTAAAAGCATATAGTAATAATGTTGCTCATAATCCTGATGATTTTGTAGCAGATTTTATTGCTAAATATAATTTAAATCAAGACATTGATTACTCATATGAACACACATCTATAATGGACGCATTAGGGATGTGGCATGATGCTATCAAATGGAAACTAAATGAACTTAATAAAAACAGTTAAGAAGTTTGTTACAGGCACTGATAAATACTTTGATATCTACGAATGTACTGTTGACGAAGTTGAGTCTTATACATCTGACTCAGGTAAATCAATGATACGTGTTAAGATAAATGAAGTAGAATACTCAGGCTTGTATAACAAATGGGTGTATGAATATCTATGTGAAAACGAAGGAACACCATCCTTTGTAGTCATGTGGAGAGCACCTAAAGGTAAGCCTATGTTGGCATACCTAAAAGAACTATGGCAGAACCATATTGAAGGAGTAACAGATGGAGAAGTGTCCAGTGAATCTGACGCTTATAGCCCAAGCGGTGAGTCATTTTGTTATCTTTGGGTCAATAAAGATACAGACAGAAAGTACATTGGAAAGCACAAGGGAACAGCAGATGATGGATATGTCTGCAGTTCTGAGTCAATGCTTGAAGAATACAATGATTGTCCATCACGATTCATCAGGACGATCTTAGCATATGGTACTGATCAAGAGATGCATGAGTTAGAAACAATGTTATTGTTGCAGCTCAAAGCTTCTAAGTCAGAATTGTTTTATAACTTAAGTAACAACCTAAGGAAAGACTGACATGTCTACACAAGAGTGGTGCAAAACATATAACTATAATCAAGTAATTGATACACGCAACTTTGAAATCTGTATTGATCTTAATGCTAAGTATGGATTCTTTGAACACAAACTATTAGGAGAAGATTGTGCTGGTGGTTTGTGGTTTGATGAATGTATGTTTCTACAAGACTACGATGGTGTTTATGAGTTACCTGGTGAAGTCATCAGAGAGCTTAGTAGCCGCAGCTATATAGATGCTGAAGAATTTCAACCTTAAACCGCAGTTGTCCCCTAATAGGAGTGAGCATGAAAAAAACAATCGTAACAGTTGTGTTTGAACTTAAAGATGAACTATCTAAAGATCAAACTTTAAATACAATAGACTGTCTTATTGACAGTAATGGTATGCTTAAAGGAGAAACATATAACGTGGTAGACATTAATGTTATCGAAGAATAATTTAATCGCACGTATCACACAAGAAGAATGTGCTGAAGTGATTCAAGCTATCTCTAAAGCATTACGCTTTGGAGTAGATCATGTATCACCTGTTACAAACGTAACTAACAAAGCTCACCTTGAAGAAGAAGTTGGGCAATTGTTAGCTATGATGCAACTAATGGCTAATGAATGGAAATTAGACAGAGAAAAAGTAACAGAAGCATACGAAAAGAAATACAAAAATTACGATTTATGGGATAAACAATATGCTAATTGAAGACTATGGTGACATAGTAAGTATTTTGTTTTTAGTTAGACCACCTAAAGACCATACAGAGCTATGGCACTTAACAGAAGTGTGTAAAAAACTACAGGAGCTAGTGATACAATATGAAAACTCAGAAAGATTGGGATCAATTTTACCTGAAGATAGCACAACTAGTAGCCCAACAAAGCTATGCTAAAGACCGTAAAGTAGGTGCTGTTATCGTTAAGAATGATAACATCATTTCTTTTTCTTATAATGGAACACCACGAGGATGGGATAATGAAACTCAGACAGATGATGGACAAACTAAATCAATGGTACTACACGCTGAAGCTCAGGCTATTGCTAAGTTGGCTCGATCAACCTTATCTAGTGATAGCGCTACTCTCTACTGTACCCTTAGTCCTTGTATTGATTGTGCAAAGCTTATTAGTGAAGTTGGTATTAAACGATTAATTTATATTGATGAATATAAATGCACTCAAGGTATTGACTTCTTAATAGCTAACAATGTTCTAGTCAATGAAGAATATTCAACAACAAAATTAGCTTCTAAAGAATGGTTAGCTAGAACAGGATTACTATGGTAGATATTTATTTGTTAGTAGCACTTGTTTTATTTCTTGGTGTATATAACTGGAAGTTAATAACTCAAGTTAGTGACCAAGAAGAACAGATAGCAATGGCTAATGATTTAATACTAACTATGGCAGAAGAATTACAAAGCTTAGGTTCGCCTAATGTTAAGGTAGTTGAACGTGAAAAATAAACTATTTCCTGGTATCACAGTAGATGTAGTATGTTTACCTGAATGTGATAAAGAAATAGGCAAACTATTTTTTGATTGCTTAAAAGATTATGTTATAAGATTTAATAAACCAGTTCAATTCCTTAATTTTAAAGTACAAATATGTGCAGTAGAATATCCTATTGGAGCTGAAATGGGTATCACTATGTTCAATGAAGAAGATGATCGTATACTTATACAAGTAAAAGATCCATTTGTTTCTGAATGTGAATATAGTGACTGGGCTATGGAAAAATTTGTATGTGTATTATGCCATGAAATTGTTCATGCTTGTCAACACTTAACAGGCAGTACTGGAATTAAAATCCCTAAATATAAACATGGTGATACAAACTTACCTAGCATACATGACAAATATTTCTTTGATCCTATTGAAATAGAAGCCAGAATTTTAGAATCAGTTTATGCTGCTTATTATGGACATACATTACTATGAAAAAATTAAGGCTATGCGTAGACATAGAAACAAATGGCTTAATGCCTAATGTAGATACTATATGGTGCTTAGTAGCTATTGACTCAGATACAGGCACTGTATATTCTTTCTCGGATTACGATAATGAACTTCCATCGCTTAAAGACGGCCTTAACTTTATCAGTACTGCTGATATCGTATTCGGTCATAATTTTATTGGTTATGATCTCGTTGTGCTTAAACACTTACTTGGATTTAATTTACCTAGTACAGTAAAGTTAGTAGACACTTGGATACTATCTCAGTTGAATCAATATAAACGAGATCATAAACATGGTCTTGAAGGATGGGGTTCTAAACTAGGCTTTCCTAAACTAGAGTTTAATGAGTTCAGTAAGTACTCTAAAGAAATGCTTACATACTGTATCCGTGATGTAGAACTTAACGTTAAGGTATATAAAGTACTTGTAGAAGAAGCTACTAAGATAATGTCTAAGCATCCTATGTACAAGACAGGTATTGAGGTTGAAATGGAGTTTGCTACTATTGAATCTGAAATACAATACAAAGGCTGGATGTTTGATATGGCATCTGCTCAAACATTGTTGATGCAAATCAATAATAAGCTTGAAGCTATTGAAGCAGTACTTGAGCCTAAGATTGGATTAAGATGTTTAAAGGTAGATAAAGCTGATGAATACAAAGAACCTGCTTGGCGTAAAGATGGTTGTTACACCGTGGCTACCGTCAAACACTTTGGCTATACTCAAGAGTCAGGACGTGAAGATCGTCCTATCGAAGGGCCATATTGCCGTATCACCTTTGAGCAAGGAAAGATTGGTAGTATTGAAGTAGTTAAAGACTGGTTGTATAGTCTTGGCTGGGTACCTGATGAATGGAACGTTGAAAAGATTAACGGTAAATTCGTAAACAAAAGCCCTAAGATTACAGAATCTTCTCTTGAAAAGTTAGGACCAGATGCTATGCTAGTGTCTGAATATTACACAATCAGAAGCCGTAAAGGTATTTTAGAAGGATGGATTGATGCTGTTAAACAATCGAAAGATAACCGTCTTCATGGGCGCATGTGGACTATTGGGACTCCTACCTTTCGTTGTCGTCATGAGCTTGTTGCTAATCTTCCTAGCGTTGATTCGGTTTATGGCAAAGAAATGCGAGGACTTCTTATCTGTGAAGCTGGAACAAGTATTGTGGGAGCCGACTCATCGGGTAACCAGATGCGTGGTCTATGTCATTACATTGGTAACGATGATTTTACTAATGAAGTAATCAACGGAGATGTGCATACAAAGAATGCTGAGATTCTTAGCACAGTGTATCCATGCTCTCGTAAGACAGCTAAACCTTGGTTATATGCTTATCTCTTCGGAGCAGGAGCAGGTAAGTCTGGTTTAATTCTTACAGGTAAACGTGATGCTACTATCGGTAAGGCTTCTCAAGATAAGTTTGAAACTGCTATTCCAGGATTAAAAGAACTTAAAGACAAACTTAATAGTATGTTTGAAAGAACATCTGGATCGTTTGGTAAAGATAAAGCTTTTATTCGTGGTGTTGATGGCAGATTAATCTTTGTTAGCTCTGGTCATCAGGTATTAAACTACCTACTGCAGACAGCTGAAGGTGTTACTTGTAAAGCAGCTATTGTTTATCTTAAACGTAAGCTACAAGAACGTGGTATACATTTTTATTTTGCTATTCACTATCATGATGAGCTAGCAGTAGTAGTTAAAGATGAGTATGCAGAAGAAGTAAAAGAGTTAGCCATTGAAGCGTTCACTGAAGCACCTAAATGGTTTGGTATTAATTGTATGGGTGGTGACGCTCACATTGGAAAGACATATGCAGAAGTACATTAAACATAGTATTGGAATAACATATATAGTATTATTATCACCATTTATTTTATTAGGGTTTATCCTTAATGAAATAGTAGATGCTATTAAAGGTGGTATTCAACTATCTGATTACGTAGGTAACTTAATTGCTAGGTGGATGGAATGAATGATATTGAATTTGATTTAGCAATTATAGATGCAGACAGTATCATGTATCAGATTGCTTTTGTTGAACCTTCTCCAGCTAAGTGCAAGAAAGGTCTTGACAATAAGCTAAAAGAAATTATGGAAAACACTAACGCCTCTAATGGTGTAGTGTTTATTAAAGGTAGTAACAATTTTAGATATGAAGTTGATATTGCTTACAAGGGAAACCGTAAAGATACTATTGAACCTGAAGTAAAAGATCGTATTGAAATGCTATATGAATACGCTAAAGACTTCTGTGTGTTAAGCGATAAAGGTGAGGCAGATGATCTTTGTGGTATCACTGCTCGTAAAGCTCTTGATGAAGGTAAACTGTATATTGTATCTCACATAGACAAAGATCTTAATGCTATCACAGGATGGCATCACAACTTTAGAACAGGTGAGATATATCATATGGATGACTCACAGGCTTATCGTTTCTTAATGACTCAAATCCTTACAGGAGATGCTACAGATAACATCCAAGGGTTACGTGGTGTAGGTACTAAGACAGCTGAAAAGCTAATCAAAGATACACCTAATAACCTCTTGTGGGATAAGGTTATCGAGCTGTGGAAAGCAAAACAGGGAGACCTGTGGTATAATAATTTCCTGAAGTGTGCTAACTGTATTTACATCAGAGAGTTTGAGGAAGACCTCAGACCATTAACTTTTGAAGAGATAAAAGAAAGATTAGTATGGACTATGGACATTGGCATCCCCTTACAGACAGACCAGACGGAGCCTTTGGATTCATCTATTATGTTGAAAACCTCCAAACAGGAAGACGATACATTGGAAGAAAGCAATTAATCAGTGAATCAAAAAGACTATTACCTGGAGCAACAAGAAGAACCGTCACTCGCAGAGAGAGTGATTGGAGAGATTATAAATCCTCGTGCAGAGAACTCTTGGATGATATTAACTACTACGGATTTAATTCATTTACTTTTGTTATCTACGAATGGGTATTCGGAAAAGGAATGCTTACGTATAGGGAAGTCCAAGAGCAGTGGGAATGTGAAGTCCTTTCAAGAGTTGAAACAACTGATAAAGAACGACTCTACTACAATGGTAACATTGGAGCGGTAAAATTTCTTAAACCAAAGCTATGAAAAATAAAAAACCTGAACCTTTAAAAGAGTATATTAGTCTTAAAGACGAATTTAAAAATCAATTCCAAAAGAAAAAATATACTCAACAAGAAGCTAGACAACGTAGAAAAGAAATTAGAGATATGAAAGAACAAAGGGAATGGAGTTAATATGTCCCGTTGGATACATGCACCATGTCCTAAATGTAGTTCATCAGACGCATTTAGTTACAAAGAAGATGACTCACATGGCTTCTGTTTTAGCTGCCAAAAGTCTTCACCTATAGACCCTAACTTCAAACCAACTGTATATCACAAAGAGAATTACAACATGCATACCTTAGAGGAAATTAAAGATTATGACACTAGAGGTTTTCAAGAAAGAGCTATCACAAAAGTGGTTGCATCTCACTATGGAGTTAAAGTATCATATGCAGAAGATGGCACGATCAGTAGTCACTTCTATCCATATACTCGTGGCGGTGTCGTTGTTGCCTATAAGGAACGTAAACTACCTAAAACATTCCTTATACATGGTGACTTTAAAGACACTGAGTTATTTGGTCAGAATGTTTCCTCAGGTGGTAAGCGCATTGTTATTACTGAAGGAGAATTGGATGCACTTGCCGTGGCACAAGCCCAACACGATAAGTATGCTAAATTCTATCCGTCAGTCGCAATCCCGTCAGCATCGGCAATGGCTATAATTCTTAATCAACGTGAGTACCTTCGTAGCTTTGAAGAAGTAGTACTTATGTTTGATATGGATGAACCAGGAAAGAAAGCTACTCAACAAGCAGCTAAGATCATTGGCTACGATAAAATTAAGGTAGCAGAGTTACCTGAAAAAGATCCATGTGATGTACTAATTAAACATGGTTCAGCAGAGCTAATGAAGTGTATCTTTAATGCACGTACATACAGTCCTGCTGGTGTAGTTAAAGGTGAAGAGATCTGGGAACAATACCAGCGTAGACAGTCTACTGTATCTGTACCATATCCACAATGCTTAAGCGGTTTAAACGAAAAGCTTTATGGTATGCGTCAAGGTGAAATTGTATTGTTTACCTCAGGTACTGGCTCAGGTAAGTCAACTGTTATTAAAGAAATTGTATTTGAAATACTAAGTAAGACTACTGATATGGTAGGTATGGTTTCCCTTGAGGAATCTGTGGGGGACACTGCTCAAAAATTTATTAGTATGCAACTTAAAAAGAATCTTAATGTTGATGTTGTGTCTGAGAAAGAACAATATGAAGCATTTAAAGATGTGTTTAGTGATGAACGATTAGTATTACTAGATCACCAAGGTTCTGTAAGTGATGAATCTCTTATTGACAAGATGGAACACTTAGCATTAATGGGTTGTAAATATATTATCCTTGATCACATCACTATTGCTGTATCTGAAGGTGCTAAGGGTAAGACAGGTAATGAAGCAGTTGACTCTGTTATGTCTGACTTACTTAAGATTGCTAAGAAACATAACGTATGGTTAGGTGTTGTATCTCACCTACGTAAAGGTGAAAAGCCTTTTGAAGAAGGTAACTTACCTACTATTGATGACATCAAAGGTTCTGGTTCTATCAAACAAATCTCATTTGATATTATCGCCTTTGCACGTAATATGATTGCTGAAACAGAAGTAATGCGTAATACCATTCGTCTTCGTGTTCTTAAATCACGCTTTACAGGTCTCACAGGTGACTGTGGTACTACTAAGTATGATGCTAACACAGGACGACTACAACAAAATACATTCGTAGACTTTCAATAAAAGGAATACATGAATCCAGTACAGTATCTATCTGAAAGAGTAGCTAAAGTCGTAGTCAACTCAGATAAGATTTATAACGAAGGTGCTCGACTATTAGCACATCATTCAACATGGGAATATGACCTAGAAAGGTTTGTAAATGAATCGTGGGACACATTACTCCGCTACTGTATTCGCAACAAGAATGCAACTCATAGCGCATCAGTTAAACTTACTTTTGCAAGTGACCTTATCGGAAAAAGAATCGCAAGAGCTATTGGAACTGATGAAACAAACATCAAATCAACTCTCGCTCTTGGAGACATTCTACTCGAAACATTTCTCCAAGATAGTTTAATAGATATCTTTAGAGAGTATGATGGATTTAAGGCTCCATACATGGTACGTATTGTTAACATGCCTGACAATATTAAGCCAACATTAATTGGTACTTCATTTGAACCGTTGTTACCTATAGCTGGTCTATATAGCAACCTTACTAAAGAACCATTCATTAAGGGATGGACTAACAGTAAACTGTTTCATGAATACCTAGATAAACCTTTTGTACGTGCATTAGAAACATTACGTCAACAACCTTGGGTACTTAATCAGGGTGTGTTACATGGTATGAAGAATTATAAACCAACTGAGATACTAAGCTTAGTTGATGATGATGGTGTTGTATATGAATACAATATTCATTATGAAAACTTAGAGCTACCTAAAAAGCTTAAGCATATAGATGGTACTTTTTTCTTAGGAAAGAAAGATCCTAAGTTACAACGTATGCTAAGTAAGTTCTTTGAGTACAATCAAGTAGTAAAGAAAGCTGAATTAATTGGTGATAGATCTTTCTATCAAGAAGTATCCTGTGACTATCGTGGTCGAGTATACTATGCTGAATCCTTCTTGGAGTTTCAGGGTAGTGACTTAGCCCGTAGTCTCTTTTTATTTCAGAATAAAAAAGAGATGGATGAACGTGGTTACTTTTGGCTTAAGGTTCATACAGCTGGTTGTTTTAATGAGTCATTTAATGTTAATAAATTACCTCACTACTTTACTACTGACTACAAAAAGTATTTAAAGGAAGAAGGGTTGGACACAATCTCTCTTGACAAGATGACTCTTGAAGACAGAGCGATATGGGTAGATAATAATCTAGTTAAAGTAGCTAGCATAGCAAACAACTATTATGTGGATACCACAGCTGAAAAGCCTTATAGCTTATTAGCTTGTTGTCTTGAAATTAAAGACTACACTCAAGCAAAAAGTAAAGGTAAGAAACATATGTCTGGCTTTCCTATACCTATTGATGGTAGTAACAATGGATGGCAGCATCTGGCAGCTATGTCTAGAGATACACAGGCAGCTACATTAGTATCATTAGTACCTACACCTATACAAAAAGATTTCTATGTAGCTGTAGCTAAAGAACTAATTAGTATTATGCCTGACTATTTTAAAGAAAAGAATATGCCTATGAAAGATATCCGTAAGGGTATTGCTAAACGAGGCTCTATGACTCGTGCATATTCAGCAGGTAAACAGCGTATCGCTAAGAATATGTATGATGACTGCCATGTAGAAGGCTTTACTGTTAAGTATGGTATTACAGAAAAAGAATGTGGAGACTTAGCAGGTAATCTAATCAAGGCTATTAATGCTGTATGTTCAGGTCCACTAAAGACTACTAAGTTCTTACAGAAGATTGCTGAACATGAGCTTAACTGTAGTCGTAATCAGTTATCATGGCATACACCTTCAGGATTTCCTGTAGTGTATAAAGCATTCCTTCAACATGAACGTAAACATAGGGGTACTATTAGAGGTATTGCTGGAAACCCTAAAGGAAGGATTAGACATGTTATTAAAGTCGATGTACTCAATAAAGAAACAGGTGAAAAGGTTCCTTGTAGACGTTCCTTTGCCTCTGGTATCAGTCCTAACCTCGTTCATAGTTACGATGCTGCTCATATGGCTAACGTTATTTCTATCTTTAATGGTAACTTTGGTGCTGTGCATGACAGCTTTAGTACTCATGCCAGTGAAGTGGATTTCCTACAAGAAGTAACTAAGATGACCTTTGTAGCACAATATGATATACCAGACTTCTTTAGTAATCTTATGGATACATTGATGCTTAATAAGGATACCTTTACATTTCCATCTCCAGAAGAAGGTACATTAGATTTAAAACAAGTCTATGAATCTAAATACTTTTTCTGCTAGTTGTCCCCTAATACCGAAGAATAAAACAAAAGGAACTCATGAACTCTTATCAACAACTTATCGCTAAATCCCGTTATGCCCGTTACTTACCTGAAAAGAAACGTAGGGAGAATTGGAATGAAACTTCTGATCGTTGGGTAACCTTCTTTCAAAGAGAATTAAAGAATAAAATAAAACCAGATGACAGTATCTGGGAAATTCTACGTAATGAAATTAATAGTTTGTCTACATTACCTTCAATGCGTTCTATTATGACAGCTGGTGAAGCTCTTCGCCGTACTAACGTAGCCGCATATAATTGTTCTTATTTACCTATCGATAATCCTCGTTGTTTTGATGAGGCCATGTACATCCTATTATGTGGCACTGGAGTAGGCTTCTCGGCTGAACAACAATATACGGGTCAGTTACCCTTAGTACCTACCCTTGTAAATGCTGCTGATTTTACTATTAAAGTACAAGACAGTAAAGAAGGTTGGTGTGATGCTTATCGTATCCTTGTTGATATGTTATACAAAGGTATTATTCCTCAATGGGATATATCATTAGTACGTCCAGCAGGTGCTCCATTAAAGACCTTTGGTGGTCGTGCTTCTGGTCCTGGTCCATTGATTGATTTGTTTAGTTATACAGTTAATAAGTTTATGGTGTCTCAAGGACGTCAGCTAAAGCCTATCGAGTGCCATGATATCATGTGTAAGATTGGTGAGGTAGTTGTGGTAGGTGGTGTACGCCGTAGTGCTATGATTAGCTTAGGTGACTTAGGAGACTATGACCATGCTACTGCTAAGACAGGTACATGGTGGGAACAACATGGTGAACGTGCTTTAGCTAACAATTCAGCGGTATACAATAGAAAACCTTCTGTAGGCGAGTTCATGAAGGAATGGTTAGACATCTATAACAGTCACTCAGGTGAACGAGGAATCTTTAATCGTGAAGCATCACAAAAACAAGCAGCTAAATGGGGAAGACGATCAACTAGTGTTGATTACGGAACTAATCCCTGTTCAGAAATCATCCTTAAACCCTACCAGTTTTGCAACTTATCCACCGTTGTTGTTTCACCAGAGGATACTCTTGCCTCCCTCAAACACAAGGTCAGAGTGGCTACTATTATGGGTACCATGCAGTCAACTTTAACTTACTTTCCTTACCTACGTGATATCTGGCGTACTAACACTGAGTCAGAACGCCTGTTAGGTGTATCTATGACTGGTATTCTAGATAATCAACTGCTACGTGGTCAAGGTAATATGAACCTAGAAGAAGTATTATCTACTCTACGTGACGTAGCTCGTGATACTAACCAAGAATGGGCTGAGATCTTAGGCATCTCTGAGTCAGCAGCTATTACCTGTGTTAAGCCTGAAGGTACTGTATCTCAATTAACACAAACAAGTAGTGGTATTCATGCAGGACATGCCCCATACTATATCAGACGTATTCGTCAGGATAAAAAAGATCCTTTAACTCAGTTCTTAATTGAGGAAGGTGTACCTCATGAAGATTGTGTAATGAAACCTGATCAAACATCTGTGTTTAGTTTTCCACAACGTTCACCAGGGTTTACTCGCAAAGACTTAGCTGCTATTGATCACTTAAATATCTGGTTAATGTATCAGCGTTATTGGTGCGAACACAAACCATCTGTCACTATCTCTGTTAAAGAACATGAGTGGATGGATGTAGGTGCATGGGTATATGAACACTTTGATGAGTGTACTGGTATTAGTTTTTTACCTGATGATGGTGGTACTTATCGTCAGGCTCCATACGAAGATATTGACTTGTCAGTTTATCATCGCTTAAAAGATACGCTCCCATCTATTGATTGGGAAAACTTTATTGAAGACCGTGATAATGTTGAGGGTGCTCAAACATTAGCATGTGCAGCTGGAGGATGTGAGATTTGAACTTATATAAATTCTATACAGATACATGTGTACCATGCAGACAAATGAATAATCGTATTAAAGATATAGACTTTCATTATGACTATGGTGTAGTGCTAACTAATGTTAATGCTATGGAGAACACAGAGCTTAGAGATAGATATGGTGTTAAGACTGTACCTACATTTGTGTTAGCTGATGAAAAAGATAATATGATTCGTAAGATTAGTGGGTCTATTACTCTACCTGAGTTAAATACTTTTATTACAGGAACAGCTGTCCCCTAATAGGAACACAGCGGGGTAGCTCAGTAGGAGAGCGCTGGACTCATAATCCAGAGGTCAGTGGTGCGAATCCACTTTCCGCAACCAAACAACAAGGGTCATTAGTTCAATGGATAGAACAGTGATCTTCTAAGTCACGAGTGCATGTTCGATTCATGCATGACCCACCACAGGACACATATGAAATCTAAAAAATATAACTCAAGAAAATTCCTTAACAGTAAACATGGTTTAGCAGCTATTGAAGTTAGTTGTGATATTTGTGATTGGTCTATGGATACTAATGTTACTATCTCTGATTGTAATAGGAATGTTACATTAGACTTTAGTATCTATAAAGAAAAAGATTATGCTGAGAAAGCTAAAAAGTTATCTTTAATTATTAGTGAATTAGTAGCATTACAAGAATTTATGGATGCTAATGTTGATGCTTATATTGAAGCAAGAAAACAATTAGATTTAAAAAACAGTACACGAAAGTCAAAACCACTTTCACAATTACTAGGGGAATTAGATGATTAACGAATACGATATTCGAGATATGTGTGAAGATAGTATTGTCTTTGAATGCAATCACAGTAATCCTAAACTAATTACTCGTATGGAAATGTCTGCTCACTCTCATATCACTGAAGTAGTAGAGCAGTTTGAAAGGTTTCTACGAGGTATGGGATACTTTCCCCCATCAGGATGTCATCTGGACTTTGTAGATGACCATACATATACTATGGACTGGACAGACGCTAATGAGTAAGGGTAGTAATCGTAGACCTACTGACGAAAAGAAATACAAAGATAACTACGACCAGATCTTTGGTAAAAAGAAAAAGGAAGATAATGGTAACAAGCAAACCACTCATTGTATTACTTAAAGCTCTTTATGCAAGTAACTTTGTAACATATTATAAGTCTCACGCCTTTCATTTTAATATTGAAGGAAGTAATTTCTCCCAAGACCACGAGTTCTTTCAAAAGATTTATGAGTTTTTACAAGGTGAACATGATAACCTTGGTGAACAAATACGACAACTAGATAAACCAGTTACATCTACTTTAAAAGATGTGATTAGTTTATCATTAGTTGAAGAATCAAACATTACTACTAAAAGTAATTTAGATTTGTTAGTAATATTAGAAGAAGACTTCTGTCAACTACATGAACAAGCACAAGAACTTTATGACAATGCTAGTAGCCAATGCTATGGTGCTTTAGAAACTTATATTGGTGACTACATGGTAGCATTATCTAAGCTACATTGGATGATTAAAGCTACTTTAAAGAGGAGTATTAAATGAACCAGAAGAACTATAACTATGACGCTCAAATGGGTGGTGACACTGATGACCTTGAGCTATGCCACCGATATGGTATTGATA